CTCGGTACCAAGTTAGGAACCATCGCACTTATGGTGCGATGTAAGGGACGGAAGTCGTCTCCATCGTCGATCTTTCGCAGCATATCTCGTGACAACGAGAGCAGTGTCGAGAGATCTCTTGTTAGAGACCCCCACATGGGGACCAGGAATGGACCCCATACGGACTCTACCGCTAACATCGCATCCTGGTCGGATGCAACAAAGTTGCTCACGTCAACGAGCGACGCACCATTTTCGAGGCGCGCGAGACCGCTGTTCCAAAACAGTCTTCTCGCTCGTGCACCAGCTGCCTCCAGCTTTACGCTAGGAGTTTCCGGGTTAACCTCTATCACGGAGTGACGGGTTATAGGCCAGGCTCTTTCAACCTCGGGTATACCGAGAGGATTAAAACCAAGGCCCCCATACTTCTCGGGGACGTTCTCCAAAAGGTATAACAATCGTTTCCATTTCCATGGGTATACCCAGAAAATGGACGGTCCATACACTTTTGCATAGTCGAAGAAGTTATCATCATTAAAATCTCGCCACTTAGGAGCAGCGATAATTCCCTGTGATGTAACTAGACGGGATGTGAATTCGCACATATGTGTGGATTCCAAAGTCTTGTCTTTGGACACAGGAATGCCCACGGATTGTAAAAGATCCTGGATCAGATCGCTCTCCAGTTTATCGAAACAGACGAGATCATCTCCCACCTGTACCCTCTTACACCGTGTAGTTGGATCTTCAAAATCAGATTGGCGGAGGGAGTAACTAACTCCTTCGTACACCAAGCCTAACGTTAAAGAAAACAAGTGAAAACTGAATTTCAACCCAAGGGGTTGCCCCTGGGTCCATTGCAATAATGGCTTGTCTACCAGGTCCCTGAAGAAGGGCCAACGTTTGAAGTCCTTGGCTTTTAAGCTACGAAGGCACTCCAAAACTTCACCAGGGAGTATCCACATACCCTGGGAGCAGTATCGAACGAGGTCGATCCACTCCTCATCGACTCCGAGCTTCTGTAGGACGTAGATTTGAAGCTCTAACGGAATATTGTCCGTAGCACCTTCCAAATCGATACTTACAGCAAAGTTATACTGCTGCAGCATCCTCATGGCTGCCAGTCGCCCCGCTTCCTGATCCATCGCATAGTTCCCTGGGACAACGCTTTGACAGCGTTCTAGGAACCTAAACAAGGGACCAAACGCCTGTTGCCAGGCACGTCCTGGATTAGCAATACAGCGTGCTTTCAGACCTGCCTCTTGGATAATGGCAATTCTGCCAATAACAGGAGGAAGCCCATGATGGGCAATACCGGCCTCCAGCATGTTCTCCATATACATAGTGTAATACTTCTCGACACCAAGTATGGTGCCTCCAAGTATGCTCGGCGCAATTTGAAA